GGCGCAGGCCGCTCTCGTCGCCGTCAAGGACGGCGAGGTCATCGCGAGCGGCTTCTCCTACTGGACCGACCTCACGACCTCGGCGGCGTTCTCGCGCGCGGCCCCGGCGTCGGCGCGCTCCATGCTCGGCGGCTCGGACGGCTCGGTGCTCGACGTGTATGGCGGCGAGTACGAATGGGACGGCTGGACCGTGCGCCTGTGGTCGGCGCGCGGCGAGGACCGGGGCGTGTCCATCGAGTACGGCAAGAACCTCGTGGACGTGCGGCAAGACGAGAGCAACGCTAACGTGTACACGCACGTCTATCCCTACTGGGCCTCGGAGGAGCTGGGCACGGTGACGCTGGACGCGCCCATCGAGACGGGGGCCTCCGGCACTGTGCGCACGCTCACACTCGACCTCTCGTCGGACACGTCGCTCGGGACGAGCGAGAAGCCGACGCAGGCGGAGCTTCGCGCAGCCGAGGCGTACATAGAGAGGCACGAGCTGGCGTCGCCCGAGGTGTCGCTCGCGGTTGACTTCGCGGAGCTGTCGCGCTCGGGCGAGTGGGATGGCGCGGCGCTTCTGGAGGGCGTGCGCCTGTGCGACACGGTGACGGTGCGCTTCGCGGCGCTGGGCGTGGACGCCTCCGCCAAGGTGGTCAAGGGGACCTATGACGTGCTGCGCGACCGCTGGGCCTCGTTGGAGCTGGGGACGCCTCGCAGCAACCTCTCCAGTACCCTCGTCTCGCAGGAGCAGGCAATAGAGCGCGCGGCGGACCAAGCGACGACCGAGCGGACCGACTATAAGGCGGCCATCGACGTCGCAACCAAGGCGCTCACCGGCGTCTCTGGCGGCCACGTCGTTATCTGGAACTCGGCGACGCAGCTCCCCGAGAACCCGGACGAACTGCTCATCATGGACGCCGAGACGGTCGCCGACGCTCAGTGCGTGTGGCGCTACAATGCCGCCGGGTGGGGGCTTTCCACCACGGGCTACGCGGGGCCGTACAAGACGGCGGCGACCATCGGGGGCGGCATCGTCGCCGACGCGATAACGTCCGGCACGCTCGACGCCGCGCTCGTCACGATAAAGAACTTGTTGCGCATCGGCTCGGACTCGACGGGATATGCCACCATCACGTCTGATGGCATGGTCTTCACGGGCGCAGACGGTGGTGTCTTGGCTGAATTCTCACCGAGCGGGATACGGCTTTCACCAGGTACGACTGAGGCTGACATCAGCATGCTTAACGAATATCTGGTCATAAAGGCGGACAAAAGCAAAGCAACTGTATCCATCAAGTCGGAAGAGGAAGTGTTCGTTCAAGCGGACGGCACTGCGACCTCTGTTAGAGCGTCAGACGCATATGTTAGAATCCGTGGAAACACTGATGACAGTACAAAATGGCTCTCTCCGTATAGCATCATTGAGTTGTCTGCTGATAAAATCTCCACGACTTACTCTCCGGCGTCGAACATCTCACTGAAGATGTTCTCGCGCATACTCACTATGCCGATTATCCGCAGCGGCACGATTCTATGCACCTCGGGCGTCGCATCCGGCAGCGCCGTCTCCTTCCAGCTGTGGAGCAAAGCGAGCTTCAAGTCCACGTTCGGGCGCGAGTTCAACGTGTCCGCCGGGGACGTGGTCCTCGTCATGAACGCCGACGCCAAGGCAAACCCCGGCGCGTCCTACTACGGCATGGTCCCGGCGTACTGGTCGGACTCCGGCCTGTGGGTGGACTGCTGGGGCGTCGCGAACGGAAACATCCGGTTCAACTACCTCGTGGCCATGTCGCAGAAGGTCGATTGGGACGGATATTATTAAGGAGCAGCCATGCAGAACGGCGCTGAGATATCCCTCGATCTCGACAAGCGCCCGTCGTGCGAGACGGTGCGCATCGGGCAGGACGATGAGATCGTCCAACTGCTGAACGCCAACAAGCTTGTCAAGGGTTAGTGGGTGCGCGATGGGAGGTCTCGGCTTCGGGGAGGTCATGCAGGCGCTGTCGGTCTTCGTGGCGGCGGTGCTCGCGCTGAACACGCTCTTTCTGGGTCGCACGCGGACCGGCGAGGAGAAGGCCGAGCACAAGGCCGAGACGCGCTTCATCCGCGAGAAGCTTGACGAGATAAGCAAGAAGACCGACGAGATAAACAAGAAGATAGACAGCCACTCTGAGCGGCTGCTCAAGCTCGAGCACCGCTTTCAGGCGCTGGAGGAGAAGGTCATCAGACTGGAGGAGGAAAGATGAGCGACTACGTCAAGAAGCTGATGAAGGCGGCGGCCGTGCGCGCCGTCAAGACGGTGGCGCAGACCGCCGCAGCGACCATCGGCACCGCCGCCGTCATGGGCGAGGTGAACTGGCCCGCCGTGGCCTCGGCGTCGCTTCTTGCGGGCATCCTGAGCCTGCTCACGTCCGTGGCGGGCCTGCCCGAGGTGTCCGAGGCCAAGGAGCTGGAGACTGAAGAGGACGGAGACTAAAGATGGACTGGAAGAGCACAGAGGTGGACGTCACCGAGGAGATGGAGCGGGAGCTTTCCGCCATGGGCAAGGGAGAGGGGGGCGACCAGTGAAGGACTGGGAGAACTGCATCGCCGACGTGGACAAGATCCTCACGGCCCACTACTCAAAGGGGCGCAGCGGGCGCGCGATAGAGCACATAGTGGTCCACTACAACGCGGGGGACCTCACCGTGGAGGGCTGCTATAGCGTGTGGCAGACGCGCGAGGCCTCCGCACACTACCAGGTGGAGTCGGGCGGTCGCATCGGCCAGCTCGTCTACGACGCAAACACCGCGTGGCATGCCGGGAACTGGGACGAGAACTGCCGCTCCATCGGCATCGAGCACGCCAACAAGGAGGGCGGCTACATAACTCCGTCCTGCATGGAGAACGGCGCGCACCTCGTGGCGGCCCTCTGCAAGAAGCACGGCCTGGGACGCCCCGAGTGGCGCAAGAACGTGTTCCCGCACTGGGACTTCCAGAGCACCAGCTGCCCGGGGCGCTTGGGCGACGAGCAAAACGCGGCCTACATGGCGTGCGCGCAGGGATGGTGGGACCGAATGACGGGCGAGGAGAAAGGACCGGGGCATATGAGCATCGCGGCAGTCGAGGACGGCGTGCACAGGCTCTACAACGAGGGGAGCGGCGAGCACATGTGGACCGCCTCCGTGGACGAGGCGAACAGCCTCGTGGGCATCGGCTGGACCTACGAGGGCGTCGCCTTCAAGGCGGGCAAGAACGAGGACGCCCCGGTGTACCGCCTCTATAACCCGGCGTCCGGGGCGCACATGTGGACCGCCGACTACAACGAGGCTGACAGCCTTAAAGCAGCGGGCTGGACCGACGAGGGGGTCGCCTTCTGCGCAATGAGCGCGTAGGCGGAAAGGACAGAGAGGCGCGGCCCGTCGGGGTCCCCACGGCCCCGGCGGGCCGCTCCCGTCTATATAGGATATTCATTCATTTCATTCGACAAGTCATATCCCAGCCATATCCTAAATGAGTCGAAAAGCACCCATCAGCCCGTTGTGCTCGTAATATTTGCGCAGCTAAACGGCTATGCTCGTCCTGTTCGTCGTGCTGTGGTACACCTGAGGTTCATTTCGACTTCTTTCTCTCTGGACTTAATTCTAGCAGCAATTACCGTATTAGCAAAAAAATTTTGCTAATACACTTGACACTAGCTAAAAATCGCCTAACCTAGCAATTGGATAGCAGAAATTCACTAGTGTTTCTTAGCTGCCCAGCCAAGAAGCTAGCGCCCTTGATTGACAGGACCAACCAAGAGCGGGGCCTTCTCGATGGCCGGAAAGGTGGAGCGTTGAGCGGATTCGACATCAAGGGGTTCGGCGCGAACGTGCGGCGGCGCAGGCGAGAGCTCGACCTCACGCAGGTGGAGTTCGAGGACCTTGCGGGCCTCGGGCGCGGCATGGCGACGAAGTACGAGAAGGGCGAGACGATGCCCGGGGCCGACAAGGTCTGGGACATCGCCGATGCGCTCGACACCACGCCCACGGCGCTCATGGCGCAGGGCGCGGCGCGCTGAGGCTCGCGCGGCCCCTTCGCTTGGGGCGGCCCGCGCTGGGCGCTCTGCCGCTCTTCCAGAGCGTCCATCGCGGCTCGCCCGCGCAGTCCCTTGACAGCCGAATAGCAGGCCGTGGCGCGAGCAGGGGGAGCCTGTGGCGTCCGCCGGTCTGCAGCGCGTGCCCTCGCACAGAGTAAGGGCACCAACGCACGCGGGCGAAAACCGCTTAGGGGCGCGCCGTCCCCGAGAAGAAAAACGGCGAGCCGCCCCGGCTTCGGGGCGCAGACGAAGCGAACAAAGAGAGGGGCCCGGAGCGTGCCTGCGCTCGACCGGGCCCCTCGCCTTCCGAAAGGAGGCTGCGATGGATGTTAGCACAAGGCTCGACCGGGCGGCGGAGCGCCACCCGCTGGCGTTCGGGGCCCTCGCGGTGGGCACGGCGTCGGGGCTTTTGCCCACGGCGGCGCACGCGCTGCTCCAGTGGGCGCTCGCGCCCGTCCCCGGCTGGGTGTTCGCGGCGCTCGCGCCGCTGGCGCTCCTGGGAGGTGCGGCATGGCTTGCGAGGAGATGACCTTCGCCGAGATGGCCGAGGAGCAGGGATTCCCGAAGAGGCTGCTCTACGACCTCGGGACCGTGGCCCACGTGGTCGGCGTGCCCTACACGACGCTGACCGAGGAGTGCAAGGCGGGGAGGCTCAAGTACCACCTGCCGCACGGGCGCAGGCAGGGCAGGACCTTCCGCCCCGAGTGGGTGGACGAGTGGATAAGGGAGGGCACGAGGTGAGCCAGACGGGCAGGGAGCGCCTGTACGTGGCGCAGGCCCTTTACAAGGCGATGGGAGAGTACGTCTCGACCTCGGGAAACGGCCTTCGGGCCGAGTGCGACCGAGAGCTTCTGGCCGCCTACGAGTCCGACGGCGTGAAGTCCTTGGACGCGAAGGTCAACGGCGAGAAGGTCGGGACCTACTCGGTCACGCTCGCCAAGGCGCAGACGGTGAGCGGCCTCAAAACGGTGGACCCGGCGGCGCTCATGGAGTGGGCGCGCGCCG